GTGTGTGTGTGCCGAACCATCAGCCCGTCTTGGTCCGCGGCGCGCACCCCATCTGCCGAGCGAGCGAGTCGGCGATGTCGTCGCTGCGCGCCTCGGTGAGCGCGGTCTCGTCGGTCGGGTGCGCGGCGACCGAGAGGGCCGTGCGGTCCATCGTGAGGAGGCGCGGCACGTCGCCGATGCCTTTCTCGAGGATGGCGAGGAACGGGGCCATCGGGTCGACCACCTCCCCCTTGTCGCTGAGGCTGAGCGCCATCCCAGACTGGGAGAGCATAGCGTCGAGGTCCTTCTTCGCCCGCGGTGACAACTTGCCGAGCATCTCGACGCGCGCCTTGCGGGCGGTTCGAGCCTCGGCGAGTTTCGCCTGCATGAGGCCGTCGGTCTTGGCGCGGAGGCGTTGAGTCTCCTCGTACATCGCCAACGCCACCCCCCTCAGCGGGTCCGGCAGCGCGTTGATCTGCTCGAGGGACATGTACATCGGCTGCTGCTCCTGCTGGATCAAGGGATTCTGGGGTTGGCTGGCGTTCGGCTGCTGGGTGGGCGGTTGGTTCTGGTCAGGTTGGAAGTCGTCGCCGGGTGCAGCGTCTTGCTTGCCCATCCCCTTGCCGGTCAACTCCTTGATCTTCGACATCACCGCCTCGTAGAGGTGGCGCTTGAACTGGGCCGAGTCCGACTCGTCCGGCATCGGGACGCCGAGGGCTTGAAGGAGATCGCAGAGCAACTCCTCCATCTTCACGTCGCTCGACGCGTCCGCGAGTGGGTCCATCGCCGGGACCGGGGGAGGCGTCAAGGGCGGCGCAGAGAGGTCGGGCGAGGGTGGAGGCGGCATTGGTGGTGCGGCCGCGTCCGCGTCGTCGAACATGTCGTCGTCCGGGAGCGCGTCGTCGTCATCCTCGTCGTCCGCCGCCAACTTAATCCCACCCGCCCATAGTGAGAAGGCCACCGGGTAGCGAGCCGCTTGCCGCCGCGACTTCTTGAGAGTGCCGACGCGCCCAGCGCGGCTCAGGCAGAACCCGGCGGACGCCTCGTTGGCGTTGAGGCGCACCTCGGTCGCGAGGCTCAACGCTGCGGCGACGCTGGCAAACGGCTCTTGCTTGGTCACACGGGGCCGAGTGGTGAGGGCGAGGTGGCTGATTACGTTCTTCCACTCCTTGCCGTCGCCGTCGACGAAGGAGTTGATCCACGGCGAGGTCCAACGGATCGAGTGCCCGATCTTCTTGCGCACGTCGGGGTCGGTCACGTCCACCACCGACCAGAGTTTGTCCCCCTTTAGCCGGTACTCCTTGACTTGCCCGGCGTTGTTGAGGAGCTTCTCGCGAGGCGTCATGGGGTGCGCCGAGAAGTCATGCTCGTAGGGCACCGGCACAGGTAAGCCGGCGTTGAGCATTTTGTTCCCTTGGTCGTGCCAGTACCGCGTCAACTCCGGCGTCACCACGAGCTTGCGGGGCGCGCCGGTGGCCTCGTCGACGTAGAAATACGTCCCGGGTCCGATAACCTCTTTCTCGACCAGCATCGGCGCGCCCCCGCCAAGACGGAGCAGGACTGTCAACCGTCCCAAGGGTATAATGGGCGGGCGGCGGCGGCAATACTGGATTCGGCGGGTAGGCGTTAGGGGCATACCGAAATGGCGGGCGGGGGAGGCAAGCGCGGACGGCCGGCGCACGTGCCGCCGCTCAAGCGGATCTGCGTCCACTTGACCGACGAGCAGATGCGCCTACTGAGGATGTGGGGGCGTGGAGACTTGGCGGCGGGCTTGCGGTGGCTGATCGATGTCGCCGCGCCGCATGTGCGGAAGCGCGCTACTCCCGACCGAGAATGAGGTCGAGGGCCCAGCAACCGAGGGCGTGGGGCCCCAGCTTGCGCAAGTGGCCGAGTATCCCCTCGTCCGTGCAACCGGCGTCCTCCAGGGCGTCGGCTAGTATTGGCAAGTTGTCGAAGGCGCGGTCGGCGTAGATGGAGGTGGCCAGTCGCAGGGCAACGTTGCCGTTCCAGTCGAGGAAACCAGCCGTCGCCACGTCCCAGTGCGTGAGGCCGCGGCGGAACGGGTTGCCGACGATGTCGCGGAGCAAGGCGGCTTGGGCGGCGGGGGTGAGCCCGAGACTCGCGCTGTATTCCAGCGTGCGGCGACAAGAGCCCATCGGGTCCGAGCAACAACCCGTCCAAGTCGTGCCAGACATCTCCCGGAACTCGCTCTCCATCGCCAAGCCGTCCGCGAACCGCTCCGCGACCTCGACCGCCCGCCGGCTGCGCTTGTCCGTCAGCAGCCCCCAGACGGCGCGGCAACAAGCGCAGGCGAACAAGCGCAGCTGGCGGTCGCTGAAGTAGGGACCGTCCTTGATGCGGATGCCGTTCTCGCTCCACTGGCGACGGATTGAGAGCATCGCCAACGGGTCCTCGCTCGCCAACCACTCAACCTCGGTCACGCGGTCACCTCGTCCGCCTCGGACTCCTCGTCCGTCCCTCGGCGGGCCGCCAACGCCGCCTCGCGGAGCTTGCGGTCTGGAATCTGCCGGAGGTCCGACTCCGGGGTCGGCGGGAGGCGCGCGATCTTTGCCAACGCCTCGGCGGGCAGTTGGGGCCAACCGGCGCAGACGATCACCCGCTTCCGACCCGCGCCACCGCACGCCGCGCACCGCCGGTCGCCGGACGCCTTGCCAGTCCCCTTGCAGTGGTGGCAAGGGACGCCGGCCGCGTTCATCTCGCCGATCAAGTCGATGCGGAGGTCGAGAGCGAGCGCAGCGACCACCTGGGCGTGGGTGGCGTACTGCGGGCGGGCCGCAATGGTCCGCTCCATGTTCGCCTCCGGCGGCGTCGGTGCGAAGAGGACTACCCGCCCGTCGTCAAGGACGAGGCCGCGGATCGGCCGCCCGTACTGGTCCGACACCATCGCCGTGCCGTCGAGGAAGAAGGTCACCGAGGTCACGACCGGCTGCGCCCACATCCATCCTTGCAAGCCAAATTCAAAAGCCGCCCGGGGACTCGAACATTCCGCGCTCACTGCGCCCGAAGGACTCTAGTTCCGCCATCACCGGCCTCCTTTCTTCGTTACGGTGCCTCGCACCTGAACCGTCAGTTCACACTCTACGCTTCGTCAAGTGCCACGAGGGGCAGTCGGGGCACTTATAGACCCGAACCCGCTGCCCGTAATTCCGCTTCACGCGCTTGCCCGCCTCCTTGGCCGCCACCCGCGTGAGGTACCCGAACTTGCCCGTCCGCGGGCACAACGTCCCGCCGCCGCCGCAGTTGTGCATCAACTGCCGCTTGAAGTTATTCACGCGCCCCGCCCCTTGAGGAAGAGTTGCTTTCTATTGACCACCACGTACCCGTAGCGGTCGACGAAGTCTGACAAGTCGCGCTCGATGGCAACGTCGTCGGCGCAGTAGTTCACCACCCGCTGCACTTGCCCCGCTTGGAACCACTTGGGGGCGTCCGCGCCGTTGCCGATCTTGCGCGCGCCGATGGTCGCGCCGGCGACCTCGTCCAACTTCGTTCCGCCCATGCCGGACTGCCACACGTCGGGGTCGAACCCTTGAGCGACCCAGATGCGTCGGAGAAGGTCGTCGCAGCGGACCCCGAGTTTGGCCTTCACCCACTGCAAGTTCTTGGTGTCGCCCTCGGGGTCAGTCAACAAGTTCTCGGCGACGACGGCGTCGACCCAATCTTGCTTCTTGACGCCCAAGATCACCGGGAAGTCGAAGTTCCAAATGTTGTAGCCGCTGATGCGGCTCGCCTTGAGGAGACGGTCGACGAGCGCGGGTACGTCGTCCGGTCCGTAGACGCGCATCCGCCCCGTCCGGTACTCCCAAACGCACGCCACGGCGACACCCAACTGGTCGGTCGCGTTCCACCCGCCGGGCACGTCCTCGACGCACCTCTGGATCTCAACGTCGACGACGACGTGGTCCACGATGGCACTCTCCCTCACGGTTTGCTCGCTTGGTCTGCCCGCCACAACTCCTCGCCTAGCCAAGCGGCGGTGCGGGCGACCAAGCAGACCCAGTCCCGCACCTCCGCGTCCCGCCTCGCCAAGTCCCGCCGGCACCGCCCCCGCACCTCCGCGTCCGCCGAGCGGGAGCCGACCAACAACGCCGGGCGCGCCCCGACGCCCATACCGCCCAAGACTCGGCCGGCGCGGTCCCGGGTCGCCCACTCGTCCGCGCCGAGGAGCGGGAGGAGGCACGCGGCGAGCGCTAGGTCGGCGAGCACGGCGCGGTCCCGTTCGCTTGCGACATTCGCTCCAATTCGGCCTCGCCCGCCGAGGTGAGGGACACCTTGCCGTACTCGCGTGCGAACCAGTCGCAGCGCACCACCTCGTAGTACGTTGCGTCTGACCAAGCGAGGTCGGCGCGGACTTGCTCGGGCTTCTGGTGGCCTTTCGCCTTGAGGTGCCGGAGCAAGTCCGCGCGGCGCACGAAGATCGTCTTCCCGAACGACGAGTTGGGCCCCGCGGCGGCCTGGGCCATCTTCTTACGAGGCGACGAGGGCGGTCGGTCCTTGCCCTTAGCAACGTCCGGCTTCGCGCCGACCACGCCGTCAGAGTCGAGGAGCCCCTGGAGGACATCGGCGGCCCTGGTATACTCCGCAGCGCGGCGACGGAGGTACTCCAGGGTGTTGCGCAAGTGTCGGTCTTCGCTCACGGCTCACCTCCTCATCGGGCCGCCGTCCGGGCCGAGGATCGCCACGCGTTGCGACGCCGCCCGCTGGGCGAGGCGCGACGCCGTCAGCATCGCCGCGATCACCTCCAGCATGCCAACGAGCGGCTCAACCGGGATGTCGGGGTGGACGTAGTAGCGCATCGCGCGCTCCTCGGCGTCCCACACCAACACCAACGCCGGCTGCGGGCACTCGGGAATCCACCCCTCGCCGCGCTCCCGGCAGAGGAGGTAGTCTTGCGCGCGTCGCACGCACCCGATGAGGGTGAGCGGCGGGATGTCTCCGGCGATGCCCCACTCGAACTGCTCGCTCCCGTCCGGCGCGCGGCGGAACCCGACCGCAAGGCGCGGGGTGTCTTGCTTGACGAAGTCCTCAAACTCGCTCATGGTGTCCTCTTCAAGGTGAAGAACTTGGGAAGCGACTTCCACGCGAAGTGCGCCTTGACGGCGGCGCGCGCCTCGCTGCGGGTGCCCGCCTCGACCTCGACGGAGTAGACGCCGTCGCTGTAGAGCCACCGCGGCTTGCGCTCGGTCTTGCCAGTCGACTTCTTGGGGTCCGCGCCCATCGCGTCACCTCGGTTGAGAGTCCACAGTCGCGTCCGGCTTGACAACCCTCGCGCTGATGAGGTCGAACGAGGCGAGGAAGTGCAAGGGAAACAAGTGGATGTCCACGTTCCTCGCCACGAGCAAGGCGTCGTACTTGCGCGCCAGTGCGGCGATGAAGTCGTCGAGTTCCTTCCGCATTGCCTTCGTGTCGTCAGGAGTCATCACGTCACCTTCATGGTTCGGGTCCCCGTAAACTGTAGAGGCCCACTCTGCACCGCTTGCTTCACCGAGGTCGCGTTGGTGAAGGTGATCGCATTAAGCGGGTCGAGGATCTGGCAAGTGTCCCCGTCCAGGGTGGAATTAGTGATCGTCAACGCGCGGGCGTCTTGCGACTTGTCGAGGACGCTCCCGGTCGCCAACGTCAAGGTCGTCACCGTACCGCCCGCGAGCCACGTCATGCGGCAGTTGCTCTGCGCGCTCACCGTCGTCCAAGTGAGCGCGTCCGCCGCCACCGTTACGTTCGCGCCGTTGAGCATGGTGAGGGTCGACGGCGCGGCGTTCAAGACCGCGGTCCCGCCGTTGACCGTGAGCGTCGAGCCGCCGGTCCACGTCACCCCCGCGCCGACCACGAGCGAGCCGCCGCTCACCGAGGAGCCGCTCACGTTCGCCTTGGTGCCCGGTTGTTCGGCGACAGCGAGCGACGCGCCGGAGAGGACGCTGAAGGTGCTCTGGGTGTGCTGCCCGACGATGTCCACCGACCCGTCCACCACCGTCAGAGCCCACTGCGACGACTGGAGGTCGTAGCGCTCGAACGCGGGACCCCCGCCGCCGCTGCCGTCGGGGTCTTGCCCGCACACCATCGCCAGTCCGCCCGCCGGCACGCTGCCCTGCGGGCCGTTGAACTTGAAGCGCGTCGCCCGCCACTCCTGGTAGCCACCCAAGTTGGCGTCGGGGAGCCCGATTTGCGCCTGCATCGAGGCCCAGCGCGCGTAGGTGTTGAACTGCACCGCCGCCAACTGGTCGAGGTTCCACAGCATAGGCACGCTCGTGCCGGCGACCACCACGTCGTCGCCGTTGACCGGCAGCGCGCGAGTCTTGCTGGGCGGCGTGTTCGTCACGTTGACGCGGAGCCAGTTCTGCGCGTCGTTAACGTCGCTCGGCGAGGCGTTGGGCGTCGTGTGCGCCGTGGCGATGCCATTGTTGAGGCCGTTACCAGTGCTGAGGACGAGACCGTTCGACGTGCCTGGCACGTTGGCGAAGGGCGTCCCAGGCGTCCGCGCCGTCGCCGTCACCACGGCGCTCGACGGGTTGGCAAAGGTGATCTCTAGCAACTCCGCAGGGACCGAGGTCGAGGCAGTCAAGAGGTTAAAGAGTCCGGTCGCTGCGAGCGCGGCCGTGTCGTTGAGGACCGAGGTGTAAGTGACGCTCTTGCCGTTGATAGAGGCCGTGTATGTATTTCCGACTCCGTTGGGCGCGGAGAAGGTGTAGGTCTCCACCTGGGCGACCGACGCCTGGTTGGGCGACCACCAAGTCGTGAAGGACACGCTACACCCCCAGTGCTTGCCTCAAGGTCGCCGCGAGGAACGCTGCCAACGGCGCGAGGAAGAGGGGCACCCCGCACACCGCGAGGAGCAAGCCCAACCACCAAGCCACCTTGACGAGGATCGGGGACTTGAGCGACTCGGCGAGGGCGCACACCACCAGTCCGCGCACCAAGAGCGCCAGAGCCACCCCGACATAGATCGCCATCGGTCACCCCAAGAACCGCGCGGGTGGCGCTGGCTCCGCAACGCGGCTGTACTCTCGCAAGTACGCTAATCGCCGCCTCTCCTCGTCCGCCCGCTGCGCTTGCACCGTCACCAAAACGGCAAGGTAGACCAACGCGCCGAGGATCGCCGCGAGGAGGAGGACCACCACCATCAAGAGGTGCAGCACGGAGTCGATCACGTCACTTCCTACGCTTCGGCGTCGGTTCGACTGTCGGCCCGGCGACCGCGTCTGGCGTCTCCGCTCGCCGGGAGAGCAGTTCCGCCGACGCCACCCGGTCTGTCAAGCTCTGCACTTGCCCCTGGAGGCCGGCGTTCTCCAACATCAAGCGCTTTGCCGTGCGAATCAAGTCGAGCACCGCCCCCTCCAACGAGAGCGGGAGGTTGCCCTCTTGGTGGAGTACCTCGCCGCCGATACGGTGGGTCCACTTGAATCGCGGCGGCTCGGTCTTGGGAACAACGTCGATGGGGAGTTGCACGTCCTCACCTCCTATCCGCTCATCAGTACACCCCTGACCCATTGTACCCACCGCCGTCCCCGCCGTAGACCCGCGCGTCGTACCCCTCGCCAACCGCGAACGGCTCGTCCGCCTCCACACCCTCCCCCGGGGCGAACTCGTCCGCGAGGCGGCCCATCAAGCCGAAGGCGTCCGCGAGGTCGTCTGGCTCACCGTCCGCGCCCGTGAACGCCGCCAACTGGTCGCTCAGCGCCTCCACCCACTCGCGCCCCGGGCGGTGGTCGTCCTGGGGCAAGTATACCATCCCGCGCTCGGCCCGGACGACGGCCGCTTGGCTGCGGACCAACTTGTTCTTGCCGCCGACCTTCATCGGCTTGGTTAGCGGGATATCCCGGTACCGGCGCGTCTCGAGGAGCATCGTCTCGCTGAGGTTGTCGTCGTCGCCTGCGACCACCTCGGGGAGCCACCGCCGGCACGCCTCCGCGAGGCGCGGCGCGTTCTGCCCCATCGGCACCCTCTCACACATCGCCCAGAGGAGGAACAAGAGACCCTCCGGGGGCGGCGCGAGGTCGGCCACCAAGAATGCCGTGCTGTCCCCCCGCAAGATCGCGTTGCCCAACTCGTCCACGACCAAGTTGCCCGCGTCCCCACGCTTGGGCTTGCCCATCGCCCAGTCGAGCGTCAGCAGACGCGAGCACTCGGCCTTGCGGATATGCCGCGTCCGCCCCGCTCCGTTGCCGATCCGGTAAGCATCCCCCACGTCCGCGTAGCGCGGCCACAAGTTGGGCGAGTAGTGGCTCCCGCCGAAGTCCGTCCAATCACCGCTGCGGTACTGGCGGCGGGTCTGGGAGTCCAACTCCGCAAGCGACCGCTCGTAGGTAGGGATGTCGAGGTAGGGGTTGTCCTCAAGACGCGCCCCGACGAACCGCCTCCCTGGTACTGGGTCCCTCCTCCCCTCCGGGTCGAACCGCCTCTTGACCCAGAGGTGCCCCAGTCCGCCAGGGTTGGTCCCTGAGCGCATCCGCAAGGGCACTTGGTTGTCCACGGTCCGCCGGAGGCGGGAGAAGAGGAAGCGGTAGTCGCGCTCCTTGAACTGCGTCAACTCGTCGAACCCGATGAACTGGAACTCCGACGACTGGTACCGGAAGCGGTGGTTCTCCTCGCTGAGGTATCCGAAGGACAGCGTCGCGCCGCTCGGGAACGTCCACACCTTCTCTTGGCTGTTCCACTTCGCCGCCGTCCCCCCGAGCCACTCCTGGGCCCGGTCCATCAGCGCCCCCGCCATCGCCAAGTCCGCGTGCGTCTGGCGGAAGAGGATCGCCGCGTACCCCGGCACCTCGACGTACTGGAGCGCCGCCATCAACAGCGCGTCCGACTTCCCGCCGCCCGCCGCGCCGCCGAACATCACCTCGCGCTCGTCGGCGAGCATCAGGAACTCGAGTTGCCGCTCATTGCGCTTCGGCGTCAAGGGATTGTGACGCATCCAAGGGTTGCGCATCACCGTCCGCTCGAACACCGCCCGCTGCCTCGGCGTCCATCTGCTCGATGAGCCGGATGTTCCGCTCGATGTCCGCAAAGACGTTGACCTCGAGGTTGTTCTGCTGGTTGTTGACCGTCACGCCGCCGCCGTCGTTCCGGTACGACGGGTCGCGCTTCTTGAGGATGAACATCAAGAGCACGTCGCTGTACTCCCGGACGTACCCCACCCGCACGCCCTTCTGGAACACCGGCTTGATTACGCCGTGGTACGCCCGCCGCGCCGCCTCCTCCTCCAAGAGCGCGGTCCCAACGTTCGCCGCCTCCCGCCACGCCCGCGCGAACTCGGGGTCCTTCTTGCGCCGGTCGAACGCGGTAGTGAAGTGGATTCCGGCCACCTTCGCCGCCTTGTTCACGCTCGCCCCCTCCATGAGCGCGCCGATGAACAACGGCCTCCAGTCTCCCGCGTTGACTGGATGTCTCCCCCGTCGCGGCTTTTTGACGATAGGATCGCCGATAGAATCGTCAAACGGGGACTTGTCGACACTCCTCGGCATCAGCGCGGCCCTGTCCTTTCGCTGAACGTGACCAAGTGCCGCTCCCGCTCGATGCGCACCTTGAGGTCGCGCACGATGCGGTCGATATGCACGAGCAAGTGCCGCCCGAGCGGAGCGTAGCGCCCGCTGACTGGGTCGTATATGCCGAGGTCGAACGTCGGCGCGCGAAAGGCGTGACCGACGGCATTATCTATCGGAGGCCAGTGCGTGATGACGATCCGGCACTCCAGTCCGCTCGGCGCACACGCCGCGTACGTCGCGCTCACCCGCACCCTCCGCTCGTGCCGCAGTTGGCGCAGACCTTGCACGCGCCCGCCTGGATCATCCGGTCCGAGCCGCACGTGTTGCAGCACTCGTCGGAGACGTACTCCAACGGCCCGACGCGCCCGACCTCCTGCGGGACGGACTCCATCTCCGACCAAGCGGCTCGGTACTTGCCGGTGGCGGCCGCCGGCGCGTCGAGGTGCGCGCCCCAGTCCGCCAACTTGACCACCCGCGCGCCCGTGCCGTGCAGTCGGGCATTCTCGGGCGTCACCAGTCGGACTTGATCGCCCACCCTCACGGTCGGCCCTCCGTTGCGGTCGGGCAGTTGTGCCCAAGGTCGAACACTCTTGAATCGCATTCCCTCCATTGCCGCGCCCTCCTCTTGAGGAGGAATGATATACGGCACGGGGCGGGCGGTCAAGACCGCTTCTTGCCCGGCGGCGGCAGCGGCGTGACGCTGAACTCGAACCCCCATGTCGGGTCCTTCGGGCCCGCCGTCCCCTGGCTGAACGGGTAGGGCCC